AGAGTTCCCAACCGCATGGCAGTATTGCCAACCCTTTGACGTTCAACCTTGCCTGTCTTTTCAGCCCACAAAGTAATTGCACTTGTCCAAGGCGAAAGCCCCAGAATAGTGCCGATTTCTGATCCTGAAATAACGCCTACTTGATTGCGTAGTTCATGCCATTCAGGGGAATTGTTTTCGTATGTTCCTAAACTAATTGCGTTGTCTAGGATTTGCTCTATTTTGTCTTTGCTCATACATAAACTATAGAGATGACCACCGACAAATTACTTCTCAACCGAATAACTTTAGATCTACACGAAGCAATCACAGACTTAGATGGCGTTGAGTGTGAGAAAGTGCCTGAACTATTTTTTCCTGAAGATTTTGGGGTTGGCAGTCAATCACGCATAAGAGATGAAGCTATAGAAACTGCTAGAGCAATCTGTATGAGATGCCCTGTTTTAGATAAGTGCCTAAAAGTAGGGATGTTTGAAGAATACGGCATTTGGGGTGGAACTACGCCTGAACAGCGTAGAAAGATTAGACGTTATGAGCAGGATTAGCCCTAAAACAGCCTTGTAAGCCCGCTACACGCCTTTTACCTATAAATACGAGTATCTATACGCTGAAACGCCTATTTAGCCTTATCAGCCTGTTTCTCTGCTTTTTGGATAGCATCATTAGCACCCTTAGCAACAGTTTCACGAGTAGCCGAACCTGTAGTGGCAATCGCATAACCTACCGCAGCTACAACGCTCAACATTAGAGTTCCCCAAGCAACAGCAACACCGTTCAACCATGAACCTGTTAGAGCTGCACCAACACCTGCAGATCCACCCAAGATAAACAGGAAGATACCGAACCCACGCCAAGCAAGTTCACCTAGAACGCTTGCAACAGCTTTCAAACGAGTCATAACTAATGTTTTCATCTCTAACCTTTGTTTTCTAAAATGTGTTTCAACGGATCAATCAAATCTTTGTAGGGACACAAGTGTATTTCAGGATTACTCCACGCCTTGTTTGCCTTACCAATGCTCAAGTGCAAGTGAGCTCCAGTGCTTGCTGACCCTGACTTATACTTACCGCCACCAACTTTACCTAACACAGTTTTACCGCCAACAACCTTATCGCCCTTAACCAGGTCTGACTGTTTCGCCAAGTGAGCATAAAGCACCCAATAACCATCTTTAGTTGAGTGAACAATAAACCAACCTAAAACATCTGACCACTCATTGATAAAGACAGTGCCATCAGTGATTGCCTTGATTGAAGATAACTCTTTCGGACTCCAGTCCTGACCACGATGCGGCCTGCCATTACGATACGGAGCTAGATTGCCAAACTCATCATTACGAGTAGCAGGCGAAAATGGTTCAAAGTATTTTGCGGTCATAACGCTAGTTTACTAAACGCTTAGAACCCTAAACCTTTAGTAATAAGCAAAATTAAACCGCTAGTAATAACCGCTGTTATCAAAGCTGGAATCCAAGCATTAGTATTTGCTTGCTTCTCTAAATCTCTAATCCTGTTCTCATGATCTCTAGACGCTTCAAGAATCTGCATAGATTGTGCTTTTAGAATTTCAATATCTCGAACAATCTGTAACAACAAAGTCTGATTAGTAGGCTTTGTAGGCTCACTCATCTTCAACTACTTCTTCAACAATAGGTTCATCTGCAGTCATTTCAACACCACAGCATCCACAAAAAACAATTAACCCTTCAGGGTGCGGAGTATGTTTTTCAACGCCCATAGGACAATCAACAGTTTTACATGTAATCATCATTTACCCTTAACCTGCCGCAGTTCCAGCAGTCATTTGAACCGCAGTTAAACAAATATCAAAATTAGTTGCTGAAACGCTTGGACTAGTATTTTTTACACCTAGAGTTACTGTGCCACTTGTAATGCTTGCAACATAACCAGTAATAATAGCTTGACTCGTTCCAATAGTGTAAATAGGTGCAACTTGAAAACGCCCAGAAGGAAAAGCGACAGCAAACTCATAGGAAGCTCCAGCACCTAAAGGCCCACCTAAACTAGCTGTATATGCAAAAAAACTATAAGGCAACTTAGCAAAATTACCGTTCAAAGTTGAAGCTGTTAAAACTTCACCTGTAGTCCAAACTTTAGTGCCAGCCATAATTATTCTCCTAAACCCCTATTTTACCTAAGCCAAAGTATCTGTATCAAGGATACCTAAAAATGTTGAATCAAGTGTAAAAGGTAAATTCTCTAAACTTGCCAAACTAAAAGTTATAGAATCACGCTCAACATCAGTATCAGAGCTAACACCTAAAACCTGATAATACTTATCAACAATAGAGCCTGTATTTGAAGGCTTAAAAGCAACCCTAACAACATCTCTAAGTTCAATTTCTAGCACCGCAGTTTGTTGAACAGAAGTCAAAGACTCTAAAGCAATAGTTACTTGCTCAGCTCTGTATTCAGGAAACTTGAACTCAGCTAGATACGCTGAAGCAATTTCTGCAGGTTTAGTTTGTGAAGTAGTCAAATTATCTGACTGACTATAAACACGAACACCATAAGAAGCCTGCAAAGCAGTATCTTCAGTAACCGCAGTAGTATTTATTCCAACAACCTGAACTTTATTGTAAAGTTGCTCAGATCCATAAACAACCTGTAAATCAGTAAAAGGTATGCCTGTGCCACCCACCGCAGACTGAGAATTAGCATCAGCAAAGCTACGAACGCTAGGTGCAGTAATAGCGGTAGCAACGCTAGTAAGCAACCCTGACTGACTTTCATACTTTTCACCTGACCAAGCAACTTCATACGCTGTAGAAGCAGAACCACTAAAAGCATACGGATTATATCCACCATTAAAATAATTGACGCTTGTTCCTGCAGGCTCAATAATAAAACCATCGCCAACAATGTTAAAAGTTGTCCCACCAGAGATTTGTGCATAGGCAGCCAGCCCACCGACTACACTGCCAGAAGTTTCAGTTTTAGTAACGCTAAAAGAGTTCCATGCGGTTGACGAACTTGAAACAACAGTTGACGATGCCCCTACACTTAAAGTTTGCCCATCTTGACCTAAAGTAAATAGGCTTACAACAAAGTTTCCTACCGCACCACGAATTAAACCAGAAAAAGTATATTGAACCCCAGTATTTTTGTATCCATCTGGCCTATAGTCCTGATAAACAAAACCAACAAAACTATCTGTCGGAACAAAAGGATCTACGCTAGTCCCACCACGCCAAATAGGGTTATTAGGGTAAACAGGTGCTACAGCTGTAGTCTGTGTTCCAATCAAAGTCCAACCAGAACGAGGCTCACCTGCAACAATGTTTCCTTCAAGAATAGTGGCCGTAGCAGGATAAGTAACAAAGTTATATCTGTTTGTATTAGTCCAACGATAGTCCGTAAAACTACGGTCTTTTAATTGCAATTTTCCTAAAGCATCACCATAGAAATCAGCAGGCTCACTTCGAGCAACATTCTGTAGGTAAGATAAAAGATTATCTCCCGCAGAATTTACGTCATAACCAACAAGAGTGTGTCCACCACGAATACCAGCAGGATCATAAGCAGCTGTGCCAATACTATTAAGAGTCAGATTTAATTCAATGCGATCACTTGTAGGCTGCACCAAGTATTGTGTCCCACCAGTAAGACTTACATTTCCTACGTTATATAAAAAGTCTAAAGCTGTAAGAGTCGCTTGACCGTCATACCCAGAATCAGCAAAAGTAAAATCCCAGTCCTGAATAGAACCTGTAAAACGACGAGAACCAATAAGGCCGATACTGCTAACCCTAATTTGTCCTCCGGGTTGAATAATTCCAAACAAAGGAGAACCAACAGAATCATATTGAGAGAAAGAAACAAAATCATAAAATACAGACTCTCCACCAACACCACCTTGTGTAGTAAAAACTATGTAAGCACTTACAGCGTTAGATGGTGCGGTTGCGTTCAAAGTAGCTCTAGTCCAGGAAATAGGGTTTATTGATACAGGACTAGATGTAGGTTGTGAAATTAGACTTCCAGCTGCGTCATACCAGTTAATGTTCACAGTCATAGTTGTCGTATAAATCTCTGACCGAACAAAAACTGAAACTAAATAAGGCTTATCGCCGACAACAGAAATAGGAGTTGTTGTATTTGCAACATAAGAACCACCAGTAGAAGTATGTTTCAGCGAAGCTAAACCAGCATAAGCAACAGTCGTTGAACGTGCAATAGTGCTTGCACCAAAAGTTCCCCAACCAGTGGTATTAGTTTCAAAATTGTAGTTTGCAACAAGATTAGTATTGCCATTAGTCGGGTCAAAAATGCGGTCATTGTTTACGAAAGTTACGCTACAAGAACCTGCCGAAAAATCATCTAAAACACGATTGATACCACGATTGATTGAAACAGACTGAACATACTGAGTAACGTCAATGTATCCGCTATCACCAAAAGCAAGCTCAACTTTATGTGTAGGAACTGCCATTATCTGCCAGCTTTACCATTAGTGAAATTAAAAGGCAAACTACCATTCTGTTTAATGTATTTACCAACAGCATCAACAACAGCCTTCGGATCTGCATTAGGAGCGTTGATAGTGATGTTGTTAGTTACGTTATTTTGAGTAGTAGGTTTAGGGCTAAAAATGTCGGTTTTATTAGTTCCTGGCACTCCTGTAGATATTAAACCAGGAATTTTTCCTGCATTCTTTTTCAAATTTGCTTTATCTATCTCCGACTTAGCTAATCGCTTTTCTTTTTCTTCAGGTGTCTCCTGTTTAGTATCTCCAGACAAACTCAAAACAGTTGCAACAGTCGCAAGTGGGCCAGCAACCTTTAAGAACTTCAACATCTTTGGGCCAAGTTTTCCAAACCACCCGAACGGTCCACCATCACCAGTAGGAACTGCACTCTTTGCAGAAATCGCAGTCATTGCAGTAACAAGGTTAGCAACAGTCTTGCCTGCATTAGCCAACATAAAGATACCCTTTAGAGCAAGCAACGCAGGCAACGCTTGAATCAAAGAAGTCGCAATATTCTTGAAACCTTCAACCGCATTACCATTACCAAACAAGGCAAAGAAATCTCCAACACCCTTGATAACTTTACCTACAGCATCCTTAATCTCTGTAAAAGTCTTTCCTACATCAGACTTAGGGTTAGCAAGGTCATCAAAGAATTTACCTACAACTTCCATCGCCCCACCAGGCTTACCAATTTCATCAATAAAATCAGTAATAATAGGTAAAACAACAACACCCAACTTTTCTTTGAGTATGTCCATACTGTTGTTTAGTTTCATAAACGGATCAGCTTGTGCAATAGCTGCACCGCCAACAATCTTCTCTAAATCACCAAACAAATCTTTAGACTCTTTAAGCGTTGGAAAGAGTTTTACTAGGGCAGTTCTATTACCTGTGAAAGCACGAGCCATAGCTTGAGAAACAGTTTCAACAGGTTTACCTGCCACAGTAGCTGCATCCAAAGACAACGCTAGAAGTTCTTGAGCCTTATCCACATCACCTGTAGCACGAGCGAGCTTACCCATTGCAGGTCTAAGGTCATCATCCATGATCCCTGTTTCAAGAGATAAGGCTTCAATAAACTTATCGTTCTGCGTTAAGGCAGCTTTAGTTGCACCAGCATTTTTTACAAGTTGAGTGTTCAAAAG